CAGGAACAACAGTAGCTTGTTCGCTAACAGTAGCCCTAGAAGGGTTTACATCAGGGTCAGGGACGTTAGACATGTCGTCTGCAGTAACACCCTTGCCTTCTTTTACAGCTTGTGCTTTGCCTTCAGCCCTGCCTTTCTTGTCGTTGTCAATGGCCTTAGCCATTTCATCTTCATACTCAACCTGTGCTTCTACCTCTGCCTTTTTAGGATCAACACCTTTCTTAACTTTACGGTGAGCATTCCAGCTGGCTTTAGCAAACGCAGCAATCTGGTGACCAACAATGTTGATGCCAGCACCTGCAGTTACGGTCTTGATACGTGCAAGCCAGGGGTTGTCTTCAGGTTCAATAGCCAAAGCTTCGGCTACCCAGGGAGCCATCCAGGGGGCGTTGTCGTTGATAAGATTAGCAAGGTTTTCACCCTCAGAGCTAGTAGACACAAGGTCAGCAATAGCACCTTCTGTAGCAATCTTACCGTATTTAAGAACTTTAGGGTTAACAAACTTCAAAGCACGTGAAGCTTTAGCTCCAATGCCAAGGGCTCCTCCTGCTACACCACCGATACCACCAGTAGCGAGGGTCAGAAAACCAAACTCAGTGAGTCCTCGGGCAACTTTACCCAGGCTAGTTTGGTTCTCGGGTACCCAGGAGTCAGGAATATCAAGCCAGCTAGCATCGCCAGCTTCATAGTTTTCATCAAAAGGGTTTTGTGTTTCGTCGATAGGACGACCAAACAGTTGGTTCATACCCGTCTTAAGGGTATCTCCTGTCAGTTCAGCAAAACCGCCAACGCTTTCTACAGCTTCAGCGGCTCCACCTCCAAGAGCAGCACCTAGTTCAGAGAAAAAGGTGGGATCTTGTCGTGTTTGTTCTAGTGCTTGAGAAGCTTGTTGAGTAGCTTCCTCTGCTTGCTGTACGAGATTAGAGTACTCTTCATTAGAAGCAGCACCTGAATCGAACTCATCAGCCCTATGCTGTACCTGCTCAGGAGTAAGACTGGGTGTATTAAATTCGTCTTGTTGCATGTTAATTAGCGCAGGTAACGTTGAAGGATCTGGTTAGTATACTGCTGCATATTAGGGAAACCTTCACCACCACTAAAGTTAGGGTTGTCAAAGTTATCGAATCCAGCAGGGCCACCATACCACAAAGCAGCAGCACGTCGTACGGCTTCTGCCTGATTACCTCCAGAGGCTCTCAAAGCTTGCTGAACGTAACCCCCCATGACATGTTGTGCCATCCGATCTTGATATACAGGATCGTTCAAGAAATCAGTTTTAGAACTAGGGCGTCCCATACCATACTGAGGTCCCCATACTTTGATGTTAGACCATAGCATCTGATACTTACCAAGTGCAGGGTCTGTGTCGTTTCCAGTAACCTTAGTGTAGTTGGTAGCTTTGTAGTTGTTGCTAGACTCTTGTCTTCCAATAGCCCTGAGCAACGTAGTAACACTAACACCACCCATCTGTTCAATGGCGCTGTTAGCAAGTTGCATGCTAGGGGTAGAGATCATAGAACGACGTAAAGAAGGATACTTCTTAAACAGCTCATCTACTCTCTGGGCTTCAGTAGGAAGCTGGATAGGCGGCTGATCCTTAAATTTACGCTGTGCATTTAAGATGTCAAAGGCTGTGTGCCTGCCTCCGCTTGCTGAAGCCATCCGATAAAAAAATCCGGTTGGAACCCCACGAGCATTAAGCTGAAGATCCCCAAGCTCAAGACCTTCAATTTCACGGTTGATAAGAACATTGTGGTCACCGTTTTCATTAATTTGCGTCGTAACCGTATTAGCAATGTTACGAAGTCTTGACAGGTTTTTGTTAGGTGTAGGACCGTCAAGGAAGTTACCAAACCCTTCACCAGTAATGTAGTAGTACTTGTTTTTGAGTGGGTCTATATCTTTCTTACCTTTAAGAAGACCAAAGAAATCATTAGAGTTAACAACCTGGATGCTTTCAGCAATAGCGTCACCTGCTTGCTCAAGGGCTTGTCCTTCAGTCATGCCAGGATTAGCATCCATTAAAACTTTAGCATCTACTATCATCTGTTTTTTAGCAGCATCAAAGGCACGGATGTAATCATCAGTGTCTTTCTTTTCCCCGTCAATGTTATCACGGGCACGCTGCATGTTGGCTTGGATTAAGCTGAAACCTTTCTCCCGTTCTTTTTTAACTACATCACCTGTACCAAACACACGGTCTACCACCAGCTCAGGAGCAATAGTATCACGAACGCTTGGGTGAAGAGTCAGGAAAACTTCTTCTGTAATCTCACCAGATGGGGTAGATGCTCGCAGCTCTTCTAGCAGCTCTTCAGAATCACGAATACCAAGGGAAGTAGGCTCCCATGCTTTAAGCTCTTTGTAAAGCTGGTAATCGTCATTGATGTACAACTCAGCAGCTTCTTGTATTTCACGTTTACTAGGAGGATTAAGAGCCCACTCCTTAAAGACGGCTTGTTTTATATCCTTACGTTTAATAGCTTTAGCAGCCTCGTTCTCCTCAAACTTTTGGTTCTGTGCCCTGATTGCTTTACCAATCAAACCTTTGTAGGTAAACCCACGCTGACCAAACAGCTCTGCAAGAGTCTTGGATTCGCCAGGTTTAACAGCTGGGTGATCTGTAATCTGAAAACCAGCAATAGTAGATGCAATCTCTTGAGCACGGTATGGATCAGATTTAGTCAGTGTTTCATACACTGCCATAATATCTAGCACAGCGTTAAGATTACCGCCACCTTCAGTACCAAGACGATCATGCAATCCAGGAGCTGATGCTCGGTGAATACGCATGGCTTCTTGAATTTGCTCAGGAGAACCTTGACGCATCTGCGTAAAAAGGTCTGCCTTACCAGCAGTAATACCTTCGTTAGCTTTGTTACCTAAGTATTTCTGAGTATAGCGATTACGTTGAAACGCAATCTTTTCACTGATTTTATCAGCATAACGAGTAGCAATGACCTTAGCACTAAGACCTGCAGGGTTGTTGTTTTTTAGCCACTCACTTTTAATGTAAGCAGCTGCAATGTCCCACTCTTCAGGTGTCTTGTTAGGATCGTTAATGTTAAATGTCCCCCCGTGGGGTGACGGAAGCTCAGTCGTATTTGTCTCCATTTCAGAGTACAAGTGACTGGGTAAGCTCTCTACTGATTCAGAGAAAGCTGCTTCGTGATAAGCTCTCTGGTAATACTTAGATCTGCTACGGATCTTGTCTGCTACCTCTTCGTTAGGAGCTTTGTCTGCTGCTTGAGCAAGTTTAGCATGAAGCTCACCAGAACGAGAGATTACTTCGTCCACCTCTTTCTTGTCTTCAACAAGTTCTTCAGGCGGACGATTCATGTAATCGACCTTTGCTTCGTATTCTTCCCTTTCAATGTATGCCTTAGCCTGGTCTTCTAAGGTTTTAGAAAGAGTATCGCTAAATTTAGATAGTGCTTCTAATTCGTACTGGTCGTTGCTGCTTTGCAGCTGACTAACACGAATTGATTCTTGTCTCATCTGAGAAGCTTGCTTCTCCAGCTGACGGATTTCTTCCCGACTACGCTCTTTAAGTTGAGCTGCCTCTTGGCGCTTACGCTTAGAGGGGTCAATAATAGTACGGTTACGGAACCCGATAGCCTGTGCGCTACCTTGGTATGCCATTAGTTTTTAATCTTTGTTTAATGTATATCCTGTGCCGTAAGCACTAGCTCCAGCGCTGACAAGGTTGCCAGCAAGAGCAAGTCCAGAAGGACCTTGTGCTTTAATTGGTTTAACAGGAAGTAATGTGGCGGATGGGGCCATTGGAGAGGCAGGTAGTCCATTCCATGCTGCAGCATCAGCAGCTGCACGGTCTAGAGCAATACCTTCCTGGGAAATAGCAGTAGCAAGAGTCTTATCATACACTGTCTCTTCGATCTGTGCTAGCTCAAACCCTAGCTCACGATCAGCATCCAACGCTGCCAGAAGACTAGACTGTCCAGCACCACCTCTAGCAAGGACTTGCCCTTGAGCTTGGATGGCACTACGGATAGCTGTCTGAGACTTGAACATAGACTCTTTTTTAGTCTCTTGTAGAGCCTGCAAATTCGATGCCTTGGCTCTCGTCTCTTCTGCTTGGTTGCGGCTGATTGTTGCGTAATAATTATTTAGAGCAGCAGTCTGGGCTTCTTGCTCTGCTTTGTAAACTTCGTTTTCTTTCTGACTTTTTTGAGCAGCAATCTGCAACTCGCGATGGTAATTCTGCTGAGCGATAGCGTTAGATCGAGCAACCGCCGCTTGCTGGGCTTGATGCTGCCCAACGGCAGACATGGCAGATCCCGCAAAGCTAGCAATACCAACAGCTAATCCTACTGAACACATAATTTAATAAATTGGATTAGGGGGACACCGTTGTGAACATGATAGTTAATAAACTTAAACTTAAGAAGCTTAAGCAGCTTGATATGGCTCTCATTCCTCATGTCTGCATGATTCCACAGGTATGGGTTATAGAGACTGTCAAGCCACCTTCTAGCTTCTCTTACGAATGTATGCGGATATTCTTCACTGGCTTTAGTACATAACATCCAGATCTTATTGTCTGGTGTTACGCCTGCCACACCGGCAGCCTTGCCGTTGGGCACAGTGAAATAGACAGAGAAAGCAGAACGATAGTAAGACTCCAGGACTGCTGCCGGAGCAGTCAGCCCTGTGGTCTCTTCTACTTCTCTGATGTCTTCCCAACGCAAATTCTCACCAACTTCTAGAGCTAGCTGAGGGGTGCATGGTTGAATGTACTTACCGACGTATGTGTCGTTTGTTGTCATAGCGTCCGTCCCAGCTGGCTGAGACTAGAGTTGCGGTAAAGGGGTCAGGGATTTTAACAGTAAGGGTGTATTTCTCGTTCTTCCTGTAGATAGGAACTTTAACAGACTTGTAAGGAGCAGTGGGTGTAGCGTTGAATGAACCCAGATCAACCTCCATACCAGACTCATACTGGATGTAGTCATCTACCTGCGGAGACACAAGGTGGAACTCCATAGGACCAGAGATGCCTAGTTCAAAGTTGATGCGGTTAATACGTAGCTCACCATCAATATCGTACTTACCTCTGTCAATAGCATAATAAAAGTGAGGAAGTTCAATCTCTGTGATATACTTGTATCCAATAGCAACATTGCCTGAAGTCAGATCAATGTTGTTAAAAGTAGCAGTAGTACCGCTAACGCTGTCAGGAACTCTGACAACACCAGCATCAGTACCGCTGAGGAATACAGCCACCATAGCGGTGCTGCCATCATAAGTGTAAGGTAAAGTTACCGTAGAAATTTTTGTCGCAGAATCGTAGGAGGCTGACGCGATGGTCATGTTGTCCAGGGTAGCCTCGAACCTGCGTCCGATAGATCCAGTACCTACCTGATAGCTCCTGTTGTTAATGGTGTCAGTGATCATCTCGTGACGGTTCAGTACGTAGTTACCGTTCTGATTGCTAACTACAAACTGGTTGCCAGCAGTATAGGTGCTGTGTACAAAGCTACCAGTCAGGGTCCAAGTGTACCATGCAGACTGCTGACGTTCAGTGCCAGAGTCGTAGTACTTGTAGAAGTAGATCTGTGTGTCACCCTTCTTGCCATAGGTCACCAAGCCAACCTGTGTAGAGTTAGACGAGTGATCAATGTCCCTGGGGATTAGCTCAGGGATTACACGGGTCTGCTCCAGTACTTTGGGAGGAACAGTCTCATCCTGGATCACCATCTCAAACGCACGGGTGTGTGCTGCACTGCCAGTACTAAACATCACAGAGGTACCCATGTCGATAGGACGAACTGTGGGACTACACTCGTAGGAGGACAGCTTCTTCAGCTGTGCAGTATTAGCACTGAACCGATCTGAATCAGTAAACAGCATGAACTGTGCTGACTCACTGAACAAGACCAGACCCTTTTGGATAGGCAGGACATGGTTCAAGAAGGCAGGCTTGACGTCAGAGGCAGCGATGTCGATGGGATCTGCGTCGCTAATAGTAATTGCAGAAACGATAAAGAAGTTAAAGTAATCAGCAGGCTGACTAAGGATGACGTTTTCACCAGAGATAAATCCTAAACGGTTACGATAGAAAAAGATGTCTTTGATACCCTTACCAACAAAGGTAGGATCAGGGTTGCTAGTCAGGTCACCTGCTTGCCTGTCAATCCAGTAGTTATCAGGATCAGCAGTCTCACTCAGTTCTCGGAAACTAAAGGTACCATCGCGGTTGTTAACCAAAGCATGGGGCATAGTAGAAGGGTCAAGTCCAGCCCTAATACCAGGAGCCGCAGTTTCTACCCATGAACCTGTACCTTTATTACCACTGTCAGCCTCAAACCTGACGTAGTAATCATCAGAGTCAGAGTTCTCAGTGTTAGATACCTTGACAATGTAGTTATTCTTACATTGCTGTGGCAGTTTACTGACGTTAGGAACAGAGTCTTGGATAACTTCCAGGGAGTTGTTTACCGTACCACCTCTAGCTTCGATTGTAAAGCTAGAGCTAGATCTGATAAACAAGCCGTCACCAATAATCTCTACAGTTACGCCTGAATAGGTAGATTCTATACTATCCTTCAGCGAACCAAGAATGGTGTTGATACTGAGAGTACCCTTGTCAGGGTTCTTTGGTGATTGGTAAAATCCTACACCAGAGTCAGAGTAAGTTTCGTAAGCCTCAACAGAATCAACAGTAACTGTGTAGCTCTGACCTGCTACACCTACAGTAAATGTCTGACCTTGAGTAACGTCAAAACCAGGGTCTTGTAGGACTACTTCTGCGTTGTACTGAGCATTATAGTTTGCTTCGCTCTCAGAGTTATAGCTATTAACGTAGGAAGTACCGTTAACCAGTACTGTAAACTTCAGACCTTTATTTGGTTTAAAAACCTCTTGTTTACCTGCGTACTGAATGTTCCCATCACTGTCAGTCCAAGTAGAGGAACTTGTTCCAGTCTTGACAACACTTAAAGCACCAGCACGGTACTTAGTTGTAGAGGTTAGGTTAGAACTGTTGATTGCAACTACGTACTCTGCGTTGTACGCTACTGTGTTAATTGAGACAAAGGCGTAATTATTTACTATTTCACCGCTGCCCAATGTAAATCTATCAGTGGTCCCCGTTGTACCTACAGTTTTTTGAGGGTTAGTAATGAGTGTGTAATCACCGATAGTCTGGAGACCGTACGGCTGAGTAGCACCAGCCAAGTAACTCATGCTACCACTCACAGTCTGAGCAGCACCTGTCTCAAGGTTCCAGACTTTGATACCACTGGTTGTAATTTGCCCAATAAATTTTTCGTCAGAATCTCTGATGATCTCAAACCATTGACCACCAGAGGTAGCGCCTGACAGCTGACCAACGAACTCACCAGGAGGTCGCTTAGACAAGCCAAAGGTCACATCAGGATATGCGTTGTCACACTTCCTGACTTGACCAGGGAACTTAATAAAGTCTGGCTGCTGTGAGACGCCTCCAAGAAAGTTTTGAATCCGTTGATTAACTGCTACCATAACTATCGAGCAACTGCGTTAAAGGGTTTGTAGGAGGGGTAGGGGTTGCGGAAGTCGGTGCCTTGGAACATGTTGTACTCAGCCTGCTGGGTGTCATACTCAACAGCTAGAGCACGGAGCTGTACCTCGTCTGCTGTGAGGAGCTTGACAGCTTTCTCATCGTTGACCATACGGGTCACAGCAATGCGAGAAGCGCGTGAAGCGATGTAGTCACGGAAGACCTGAGGGATGTCATCAAACTCGAAGAACCACACCACATCACAGTAAAGAGTATCGATGTCCTTAAATTTATAGGAGTGAGAATAACGATCATACAGCTTACCATCCCTCTTAACCACATCATAGTCATCACGATGCTTGAATTTGTTCACGTCCAGCTGGAGGACAGTGGGCGGAATCAGTACCTCGTCGTTGGTGTCTACCACAAACGGGAACTCGTATTCAGTATTGTACACCCAGCCCTCAGACTGAACTTCACGACAGACTTGTCGGAGAGTGTTCTGAGCAATAGCAACTTCAGGACTTTGGGTGGTTAGTGTATTGACAGGAGACTCACCCACGCTCATGAGAACGTGGTTAACAGCATCCAGTTCGGTGGACGATGCGTACGAATTAGTTGTCATGATATAAAAAAAGGGACCCCCGAAGGAGTCCCAGTATAAAACAAGAATGGATCAGAATGCAGAACCAGCGGTGCTGGTAGCGTGCAGTTCGACACAAGCAGCAGGGTTCAGGTAGTCGGTACCCATGCTGAGGCGACCCAGAATCACGTCACCTTGGTAGATAACGGACACGTCGCCAGAGGTGACCTGGACCTGGGGTCCAATGGTCTCAACGACACCAGCGGCTTCGCGTTGGAAGATAAGTCCGCAGGAGGTATCGAAGTCGGTAGCAGCACCGTAGGCGTTGTTCTCGCCAGTCACGGTAGCTTCCACATCAACGCCCACGAATGAGCCAGCGTTGTCGATGGTAGAGTTGGTACCATACTTACCCAGGAACGGCAGGTTCATGGACTTGTAGATCTTGATACCAGCAATCGACAGGATGCCCTGACCGGACTGCAGAGCGGTACCCTGCTCGTCACGGTTGATCAGAGCGTTGCTGGACACGTTCTCCACGAGTGCATAGTACTGACGTGGGGACAGAACAGCCACACGACCATCCTGAGACACACCCTTCTCATCCAGGACAGCAGCAGCTTCAAAGAAGGCTGCCACGATCTTGGTGGAGTCGAGAGCGTCAGCGTTGGTACCAGCGCCAGTACCAACCTGGATCTGGGTACCACCGGGCTCAACCTTGCCGGTTGCAGACACGGGGTGAGCAGCGCGAGCGCCACGCACAATAGCACGGAAGATGCGACGGTCATAGTGCTCAGCCAGAGCATAGCCGATCTTCTTGGAGATCTCACCACGCAGCTCGTAGTGAGCCAGGGTCTCATCGAGATCATACACGAAAGCGGAGCTGACCAGCAGGTCATCGACCACGATGGTCTTCTCTGCCACCGGGGGATCACCAGATCCCAGGATCGGAGTACCAGGCGTATGGAAACCAGCGTCCATGCGTCCAGTGTAGATGAACTGAAGAGACTTACCGTTCTTCAGCGTGCGCTTCATGACGAGGTCACGAGCGATGGTGTTATGCTGGAAGCCCTTGAACATCTCACCAGAGAAGAGCTTCAGATAAAGTTCATACTTGTCACCAGAACCACCATAACCAGTACCAGTACTGAGATTAGAGCGGCCTAGCGCAGTTTGTGTTGCGTTAGCCATTTGTTTAAGGAGTTAGTAAATTGTAACAGACTCCGAACGTTCAGATTAAAAAAAGTTTTGTGGTCTATCCCACCGTCTAGACGGCTAAGGGTGTCCCTCGTAAGGGGCCAAAGCCAATGACTGGGGGAGGAATCGAACCTCCCCTACACCGTCAGTCGATCTCTTTATACACTACACCACGGTAGCGAAGCTTGTCAGTGTGATAACGTTGAGCACGCTTACGCTGACCTTGGAGGAAACGAATAAGATTAAGAGACATGAGTTCGTACAAGATAAACCTAACCCCCGTTCCATGGTTAGGCAGCATGCGTCCCGAATGGGATGAACGTACGAATAATCAGGCGTTGCGCTTCTTCTTCTTCCGCTTAGCTAGCGGGAGTTGAGGACCAGTGCGCTTGAGAAAAGTGTCTTTCTCATGTGGGTTGTCAGTGCTCTTACCTTTATTGTAGAGCTTCTGTTTCTTTTGTGCACCCTTGTGACCAGGACCAATCTGAAAAGACTGAGCAATGGTCAGATCTTTACGATCCTTTTTCTTTTTCATTTTTTGTAGCCTCCCTTGCCGCCCTTCTTAGAGCCGCAGGAACCTTTGCCACGATGAGCCATAATTAACATTTCCATTTGCGTAGTGCAAGAGCCTTCCTTGTAGGACGACCCTTGCTGTCTTTCATTGGTCCTTTGACACCGCCCATGCGAGCACAAAAGGACCTCTTGCGGCCTGCAGCCTTTTTAGTTTTAGGGTTAGGAGCAGGGGGTTTCAGGTTAGCACCTTCCTTCGCCTTAAAGTATCTCCTGCCCGCAGCGGTCAAACCGCCAGAGGGACTTTTGTGTTCTTTACGCATCAGCCAATAGCAGGGGCATTGAGTGCGACAGTGGTGGAGTCAGCGGCAGCAAGATCCAGGGGGAAGTTGTGGGCGTTACGCTCATGCATAACCTCCATACCCAGACCAGCTCGGTTGAGAACGTCTGCCCAGGTGTTCACCACATGACCTTGACTCGTAGCAATGGATTGATTGAAGTTGAATCCATTGAGGTTGAATGCCATGGTGGAGACGCCGAGGGCGGTAAACCAGATGCCCACGACCGGCCATGCTGCGAGGAAGAAGTGCAGAGAGCGGCTGTTATTAAACGAAGCATACTGGAAGATCAAACGTCCGAAGTAACCGTGGGCAGCGACAATGTTATATGTCTCTTCTTCCTGCCCAAACTTGTATCCATAACTCTGCGAGACCTCTTCGGTAGTCTCCCTAATGAGGGACGACGTGACGAGAGATCCGTGCATAGCTGAAAAGAGAGCACCACCAAATACCCCAGCAACACCAAGCATATGGAAAGGGTGCATGAGAATGTTATGCTCCGCTTGGAAGACAAGCATGTAGTTAAAGGTACCTGAGATTCCGAGGGGCATTGCATCAGAGAAAGATCCTTGTCCGAAGGGGTAAACCAGGAACACGGCAGAGGCAGCTGCAACAGGTGCAGAGTATGCCACAAAGATCCAAGGACGCATACCTAGTCGATAGCTAAGTTCCCACTCTCGTCCCATGTAAGAATAGATACCAATGAGGAAGTGGAAAACGACAAGCTGGAATGGACCCCCGTTGTAGAGCCATTCATCAAGTGTAGCAGCTTCCCAAATTGGGTAGAAGTGTAGTCCGATGGCATTGCTGCTCGGAACGACGGCTCCCGATATGATGTTGTTTCCATAGAGGAGGGAGCCTGCAACGGGTTCACGGATTCCATCAATGTCAACAGGCGGTGCGCCAATGAAGGCGATAATAAAACAGGTAGTGGCTGCCAGTAAGGTAGGAATCATCAGGATACCAAACCAGCCTACGTATAGACGATTGTTTGTAGAGGTTACCCAGGAACAGAACTGCTCCCAGTTACTCGTCTGACCTCGCAGTGAAGTAATCGCTGTCATGAGTATGTATGTTGTGACAGTTGGCGCAGATTACCCTGCACTTATCTATCTCATCCATAATCTTTTGCCAACTGCGATTCGTATGATCACTCAAATTGAATGCCTTATCTGCAGGGTCTAAGTGATCGAACGTCAAAGCCGCAGGATGAGCCTTGTATCCACAAAGCTCACACCCACGGTCCATCTTATATTTAGTTATGTATTCCCGCCGTTCGCGGTAACGTTTTGCCCAGTACTCCTTCCGATCAGAAGTTGTACTTGGCTCCGACTTTGGTTCCGTAGCCATTTACATCCTCGCCAGTGACGAAGGAGACTTCGCCGTAGACAGACAGAGCGTCAGTCACAGCGTAGGAGCCACCTGCTTTACCAGACAGCTCAACGTCACCATCACCAGCGTCAGGAGCCAGGAGGACAGGACCACCCTGGACATACCAGTTGTTACCTTCGTAACCAACGTGAACGTCCATAGCGGTACCAGCGTAGTCAGAACCAGCAAAGCCAGAGTTGGCTTCCACGTTCACATAGGGACCTGCTTGTGCAGCACCAGCGGTACCGAGCAGAAGACTTGCAATAATAAGAGATTTCATAGTTAGAAGTGAATTAAGCTTTGACACATTTATCCTTGCCGTTCTTGGTACCAGCGTACTTGTACCCTTTCCAGCAAGCTTTGCCGTCGACGCCTTTGATCTTACCTTTTTTGTTTTTAGGTTTGCCAGCGTACTTACGCATTACCAAATACCGGGAATGATTTGACCAGTGGTAAAGTATGCGCCAACGGCTGCAACGAAGCCTAGCATAGCCAGGCGTCCGTTGAGGCGTTCTGCCTTTTCCCAGTGGGTTTCGTAGACGTTGTTCATACTTTGAGGTTAGAGCGTTCAAGTTTACGCATAACGTCCATGCGATATGCGTCATCAGAATCATAGCGAGGATCCGACATGTCGCGGACAACCTCAGCCATGCTGCGGTAAGCCTGTCCAGTAGAGGACTGCTTACCAGTAACGAGGTCAGGGGTACGACCCACTGCGTCCTCGTACTGACCGACCAGTGCCTTTACAGCAAACCGGACGGCTGCTTCGTTGGCAGTGTTAATGACTTCATCGAAAGCTTCGATGTCAGCCTCAGGCAGGTTCTCACTTGCCCACTGCACAACGTCAGCGTAGCCTTGTTCACCACCAGCAATGTTCTTGATGTCAGCGATCTTACTGTCGTCCAGTGTACCGCCTTCAGCATCTTCATAGCCTAGTTGGTTGCGAAGGCCACCAAGATAAGCATCAATAGTTTCGTCAGAGAAGCCAGCTTCATTGAGTTGATCGTACATCTCATCAGTGAGAGTACCATCGTTCTCATAGAAGTGATCGTTCATAGCCCACGGATCAATGTTGTTCTCTTGGAACGC